GACACAAGTGAAGAAAAATTATTAAAACTCAATATGGCAATGATTGATGATGTTGCCAAAACAATTAGCGAGTTTATTAAAAATTATAGGGCAATGAATGAAGATGACAAACCTAAGGTACTTTTTATTATTGATAGCCTTGGTATGTTGCTCACTCCTACAGATGTTAATCAGTTTGAAGCAGGTGATATGAAAGGTGACATGGGTCGTAAACCTAAAGCACTTACCGCACTTGTAAGAAACTGTGTTAGTTTGGTAACCTGAACATTGGTCTTGTGGCAACTAACCACACATACGCTAGCCAAGACATGTTCGATCCTGATGACAAGATCAGCGGCGGACAAGGCTTTATCTACGCAAGTAGCATCGTTGTCGCTATGCGTAAGCTCAAGCTGAAGGAAGATGAAGATGGCAACAAGACATCTGAAGTCAATGGTATTCGTGCTGCATGTAAGGTTATGAAAACTCGCTACGCCAAGCCTTTTGAAAGCGTACAAGTTAAGATCCCTTATGCAACAGGCATGAGTCCATACAGCGGTCTGTTTGACATGCTGGAAGAAAAGGGTTCCCTGAAGCGCGAAGGTAACAGCTACATCTATGTAACCAAGGATGGAGAGATCCTGAAGGCTATGCGTAAAGGCTGGACTAACGAACTACTAGACAAAGTGATGGCAGATATCATGCTCAGAGATTTGACTGACGGAGTAAATACACCTGAAGTTACTAAGGAGGATGCAGATGCTGCATGAGGATGAAGTTAACCTGATTGTTGATGTTTGGACTAGTATCAAGAGTTACATTGATAAGAAGGAAAGGTTTGACGCCGCAAGTACGTTGCTACGCACACTGGAAAACCATTATGACATGGACAGTGTAAGTGAGCAGCTACTTGGAAACGACAGTGTATTGGATGCTGTGATCAAGGACTTGTATTCCATGGATCTATTGGATGACGAGGACGATGACTACAGTGAAGATAACTACGACTCTGACTACGACGAATAATGAGTGATTGGTACAGGAAGGTTTCTAGCGACCTTGCCGAGTTACCTGGGGCAATAGCCTACTTTGAATCTGAGCTACATGGTGCAAAGGTTGAAACCAGCATCAAAGGAAACTTAGAGGCAAACAGTAGGCTAATGCCTGGTATTGTTGAGCACAGGTTCAATCAGCTTCAAGAAATTGAAGCCATCTTGGAGTGGCTCAACATACAACTCAGGAAGAAACGTAGTGAAGTTTTCAAGAAGTTCATTGAGAATTACAACCGTGCACTGAGCAGCAGAGATGCTGAAAAATATGTGGACGGTGATCCTGATGTCATACAGTGGCAGTTACTAGTGAACGAGTTCGCCATGATCCGCAACAAGTACCTTGGTCTTATGAAAGCTCTGGACAGCAAACAGTTCCAGATCAACAATATTGTCAAGTTACGTGTGGCTGGTATGGAAGACACTACTATGGGCTAAAATACTCAAAAATTGACAAAAAATGGTGGCAGTGTTATACTGCCACTATCACATCAATTGAGGGTTTTATGCTTACCAAAGAACAAGAGCGCAGCCTGCTCGACAGCCTCGAGCGACTCGTGGGTGTTACTGACGTCTATGTTCATCGCGGAGAGCTTGTCGTGCTCAATGATTACGATCTAGAGCTTGTGGAAGAGTTCCTGGACGAGACTGGTTGGGCAGCAGAAGTTGGTATTCACCAACCTGAGCTAAATTACCAATAATTGACCGAAATTCGAACCTGCGTTATAATAGACACATAGCGTAACAAAACAGGAGTTGATGATGCAAGTCAAGCGTTTCAAGCAAGCCCAGCGTTTTCGTGTTATTTCTGGTGACACCTGCTTCTACACTTCAGCCAAGCAAATTCGCAGTGGTGTTGGCGACTTGACGGCATTCAATATCGCACTGCAACGGTGCCTGGACGCCCTGGAAACCCAGCGTAGCGGCGATGATGCACTCGCCTGCTCTGTGGGCCTTGCTGGCAACTGGAACGGTATCGTTGTCCAACTGAACATGGCCTAACATGATTACAGGACTCATGAATCCCTTTGAGGTCATCCTGGTGCAGGCTGACCTTGAAAAGAAGGGCATCAAGCATTACGACATGCGCCCTGGCAATGACTGCATCTGGGTCAATTACGGATTAGTAAATTGTTACTACATTTTCCGTGATGGGCGGATCGTAGACATTCAGATTGATTAATTCCCATAAATTGACGTAAAATCATTCTGGTTGTATAATACTTGTATTGCAACAAAGGAGCAGACGATGATAATGGCAGACACCCTGAAGATGCTGACGACCATGGGACCCTATGCTCTGGGCAAGGTGCTGGATATCAGCGGCTATCGTGACTGCAAGTTCAAGTCTGCAACCTTCTTGGGCATGACCAATGGCGGCGAGTTCTGCTATTCTGTGACGTTTTTCGACGAAAATACGGGCGAGGATGCACAAGGAAAAGTGTTTGTAAAATACAACACTGCCGACAACCGCGTCACAGCAGATTTCTGATCCAAAAATACCCAATAATTGACCGAAATTCGGTCATCGTGTATAATACTTGTATCAGTTAACGAAACAGGAGTTTTCAAATGGCCCAAGTTACTATTCTGCGTGGTACCTATCGCAACTTTAACATCCAGAACGGCACGTTCCGTCTGGTGCAAGATGTGCGCGAAGGTGCTCGCGGTATGTATGTTACTGTTGAAGACAACGGCACTCTGGGCCAAGGCGAAGGCAAAGAAGTTCGCGTTCGCATTTCTAGTCGTGAGGATATTACTGTGACGGGTCAAAGTGTGGCAGACATGTCGGATAGCGAAATCCGCAAGGCAAGCAAAGATGACAATGTGTTCAGCATTGTGAAGCCTGCTGAGCCTGAAGTGTACAAGGAAACTGAAGAAGAAGCTATCGAACGTATTCGTGAGCGTTTCGATATTCTGGATCAGATGGCAGAAGGCTGCACGACTGGCGCAGTCCGTGCTATGATTGTGTCTGGCCCTCCTGGTGTTGGTAAGAGCTTTGGTGTTGAGCGAGTGCTGGAACAGGCTGCACTGTTTGACAAGATGGCTCAACGCAAGCCGCGTTTCGAAGTGGTCAAGGGTGCGATGAGTGCTGTGGGTCTGTACTGCAAACTCTTCCAATACGCAGACAGCAATAGTGTGCTGGTGTTTGACGACTGCGACAGCATCCTGCTGGACGACCTGAGCCTGAACATTCTCAAGGCTGCTCTGGACAGTGGCTCCAAGCGTACTATCAGCTGGAACACTGACAGCCGCATGCTTCGTTCGGAAGGTGTGCCTGATCGTTTCGACTTTAAGGGCAGTGTGATCTTCATCACTAACATCAAGTTCGAGCACGTTCGTTCTAAGAAGCTGAAGGATCACCTGGACGCTCTGGAATCCCGCTGTCACTATCTGGATCTGACTATGGATACTCAGCGTGACAAGTTCCTGCGTATCAAGCAAATCGTTCGTGACGGCATGCTGGACAAGTATGATTTCGAACAAGGTGCTGCTGATCAGATCGTTGAATACGTCTGGGAAAACCGCAATCGACTGCGCGAGCTGAGCCTGCGTACTGTGCTCAAGATTGCAGATCTCCGTGCAATGAGCGCAACGAACTGGAAGCGTCTGGCTGAGACGACTATCCTGAAGCGAGCCTGATTTTTAGGTGGTGTTTGCATTATAATCTCCTGGGTTACTGCCAAACCCTTTAGGCTACTTCGGTAGCCTTTTTCTTTGACTTCTCGGAAGTGTGGTGTTAAACTATATGCTATGGAATGTACCATTCATATTAAAGACGAAGTCAATATAAAAATATCAGGATTAGAAGTAAGTACAAGGCGCAGACTAGAAAAAGAGTTTAAGTTCTTTATGCAGTATGCACGACATACTCCTGCTTATAAGTTAGGTAGGTGGGACGGGTGTGTTAGCTTTTTTAGTCTAGGCGGCGCCAGTTATTTTAATCTACTAGATCAGATATTACCCATAATCGTTGACGATGGTTATAAGATAAACATCGACGATCAGCGACCAACTTATGATTTTCAGTTTACTACAGTAACTGAAACCACACATGAGCAAACTATTTGGCCCAAGGGTCACCCTGCCGCAGGCACGCCTGTGCTATTGCGTGACTACCAGGTAGATGCCATCAACAAGTTCTTAACCAACCCGCAGTGTGTGCAGGAGATTGCAACTGGTGCAGGTAAGACCATTACAACTGCAACTCTTAGCAAAAGTGTGGAGCAATACGGTCGCAGCCTAGTTATTGTACCCAACAAAGACCTTGTCAAGCAGACCTTAGAAGATTACGAACTGCTTGGATTGGATGTTGGTGTCTACTTTGGTGACAAGAAAGAACTAGGCAAAACTCATACCATTTGTACATGGCAGAGTCTACATAGCCTACAAAAGAGATACAAGGAAGGCACCAGCCCAATAGGTCTAGATGAGTTTGGTCAAGACCTTGTTGCACTTATTGTGGACGAAGCGCACCAGGCAAAGGCAGATGTCTTAAAGCAACTGCTGAGTGGCCCCTTTGCCAATGTTCCAATACGCTGGGGACTAACAGGCACAATACCCAAAGAAGATTTTGAGCGAATTGGTCTTATCGCTTGTATAGGTCCGGTGGTAAATAAGATAGCGGCAAAGGATCTACAGGATCTCGGCGTGCTTGCTAACTGTAGCGTAAACATTCTTCAGCTACAAGACACTGTTGAATATCCAAGCTACCAAGAAGAACTAACATACCTAACAACCAACAAGAATCGCATAGATTTCATTGCCGACTTCATAGACAAGTTGGCAGAAACTGGTAACACTCTGGTGCTTGTTGATCGTGTGAAGTGTGGTGAGATGCTTTGTGAACGTCTACCTGCCGCAGCGTTTGTCAGTGGTACGATGAAAACTGCTGATCGTAAGGAGCATTACGATGAAGTTAAAACCGCAGACGACAAGATCATTGTGGCTACTTACGGTGTGGCTGCTGTTGGTCTTAATATACCCCGTATTTTTAATCTTGTTCTTATTGAACCCGGAAAAAGCTTCACGCGAGTTATCCAAAGTATTGGACGCGGCATTAGAAAGGCTCAAGATAAGGACCACGTCGAAATCTGGGACATAACCTCTGCTGCAAAATTCAGCAAGAGGCACCTGACAACCAGGAAGAAATATTACGAGGATGCTGGTTATCCTTATAAAGTACAAAAGGTAAAATACTAATGAACATACTAACTGTAGACAACAAGTCTTTCGAATTGAATCAGCTTCCTGATGAGGTTGAGGATCTGCGCTATGCGGTCCTGGATTGGAACGACCCTAAAAACGTAGACTATCATTTTGTTCCTCTGATCTTCATGGAAACATTCCATGCACCCGCCGCAGTATTGCGTATAGGTGACAGTGTTATCCAGGTTCCGCTGGATTGGTTCATTGTTATTGGTGAACCAGACCATGGTGATCCTGAGATCGTGCCCATAATGCATATCAACGATCGAGGCTTCAGTGCGTTTACCTTTAATCCTATTACCAGTTTCAGGTTGGAATTCCAGCCACTGGAGATCATCAATGTGTTCCAAGATGTTCGTTGGTTTACGCCCAAACTAAAGCATGGGCACATCCTAGCAGTGCCATTGGAACCAGGTGATAACCCCAAGTGCGCCTATTTTGTTAAAGAAACGACTAAGCTACCTGAAGTTCTAAGCATTGAAAAAATGCTTTAATGTGTTATAATACTGCATGGCTACGAAAAAGAAATCAGATGCTCCCAGGGAGGCTCCTAAACTGGACATGTTTAGGAAAGTACTCCCAAACATTCATGCAAAGAATAGGTATGCATACCGAAACTTTACTGATGAAGAAAAGAAAGAGTTCAGTAGCGGTTGGGTACCAATGCGTTGGCTAAGTGGTGTAGCCAGTGCAGATCAAACAGTAGTTGAAAACTATCTACTCAACACAAATAGATTTGTCAACAAACATTTCGCAGATGTAGATGATGAACTTAAATGGATGCTGATGACAATTGTGGGCGAACATAAAGCGCCCAAGCATGACTACATCAAGCAACCAGGTGGTAAGCGCAAAAAAGGTAACCCATTCAAGGCATGGTTGCAGACACAATATCCTCATCTAAGCGATGAGGAACTTGATCTCTGGATCAGTTCTATGGACAAGAAGTCTGCCAAAGACATGCTGGAACAGTTTAACGTAAAAGACAAAAATGTTATCTCTAGTGCAAATGACCTATAAGTGTAAGTATTGCCAGAAGGATTTCGCCAGAGAGACAACCCTGATGAGCCACATGTGCGAGCAAAAGCGCAGGGTAATATGTAAGGACGATAAGCAGAATAGGATAGCCTATCAAAGTTGGTTAATCTTTAGGCGGCTCAGTATTGCTAACGTAAAGCATGACAAGCCCTATGAAGAATTTGCCAAGAACAAGTACTATACTGGTTTCATGAAGTTGAGCAAGTACATGATTGATATCAACCTTCATGACACCGAGGAATTTGTTAAATACCTAATCACAAACAGTGTCAAAATGTCAGACTGGACCAAGTCTTTTGTTTTGGAAACGTTCATTAAAGAACGGTTGCGGAACGAAAGTGTGGACAGAGCAATTGAACGAAGTATCATACACATAAAACAATGGTCAGAGCAGGCGGGCAAAGAGTGGACATTGTACTTCAAAGAAGTACCACCTGCTCTGTTTGTGCATGACTTCAAGATGGGACGAATTAGCCCCTGGTGTCTGTTCGCAACAGACCAGGGCAGCAGGCTTGTGGATCGACTAGAGGAAGGTCAAGTTGAAGACTTGGTCAAGTTTATTGAACCACAAGGATGGCGTGCTAGGATACTCAGACAGGCAGCAGACGCAGCCTGGGTGCAAGAGGTTTTTAACAAGGCGGAGATACTATGAACCAGTACAGCGAAAAGAGGCAGATTCCTGCTCTACTTAAGACACCGGGTATGAATGAAAGCTCATTCAAAATCATCAACGGTATGGTAGAGTTTACATTTGATGGGGAAAAGGTCTTCGTCCCCACAGCAGAGGCATTCCAGATGCTGATTAAAAAGGTAACCGTACTAGAACAGCGTTTAGGTTCTATCGATAGTAAGGTTAACCAGGTACGTAGAATCAAACAATGACCACAGACGTAGATATTGACCTTGCGGATAGGGAACAGGTTGTTAAACTGTTGAAGCCCGTGCCTGCTATGCAGCGTGATCATGGTAAACCACGTAAGCACAACACAGGGGTCTATTTCCACAACGTCCCAACCAATCCATTCACTGGCTTATGTACTTTAGACTACAAGCAAGCAGAGGAAAATGGTTGGTTCAAGATAGACTTGCTCAATGTGGGAATCTATAGTGAGTTCGAAAGCAATGAGCAGATAGACCATTTACTTGAGCTCGAACCCGTCTGGGAACTGCTGGAACATAGAGAGATCATTGAGCAACTGTTCCACATACATAACCATGCGGATACGGTTATTCGTATGAAGCCACGCAGTCTAGAGCAGTTGGCAATGGTTTTAGCATGTATTAGGCCCGGTAAAAAACACTTAATTGGAAGAAGTTGGGATGAAATTGCCAGAGAGGTGTGGGTTAAACCAGAGAACGATGACTACTACTTCAAAAGGAGTCACAGTTTTGGCTATGCTCAGGCTATTGTGCTACAAATGAACAAGTTGAGTTACAGCTTTTGAACTAACTGTATTTGACGGCGTTTGATTCGTTTTGTAATGATATTCTGGAGACTTACAGGGACTCCGTGTAGCAGTTCGAAGTCTTTGATGTTATAAGTTTTGAGGCAATAGCTGAATTTCTTAAATTTGGGACCTATGACAAGGTTTATGGGTAGCAACCTATTGCTGCCCCACCACCATTCCTCCCCACATTCCAGGAATTCTTGCTTATCTTCAGTACAATTTAGTATGTTGTAAACGTAAACGCTGGCAATGGTGTTGGTATAGTTCTGTATGATCCCCAGAAATTCATCATCGCCGCTCTTACATAAACTTAGAAAAGGAAACTTCTCTAGTATCTCATTATGTTTCGCCATCGGTTATATTTAGTTTGCTCAATTCAAAATAAATATAACTATGAGCGACACTATCACATTTTTGCAGTACCCGCAGCGCACGATCCTGATTGATGCCCAGGGTTACAGTAGGACGAGGAACATGCCATTTAATACAACACGAAAAACTATCTATAAAGGTGTAGACAGCACCCTAGGCTTTGATGTTAAAAATCAAGACCGCAAACCTGTTAACCTTTTAGGTAAGACCGTAATGGTAAACCTCATGCAGGTTAGAACAGGTGAGCTTATACTACAGCGCAGAGCGCAATTGGTTAAACCAGAGGAAGGCTTCTGTGAATTCACTATTTTTAGTAGCGACCTAACAGACTTAGAACCTGGTATGTACCAATTGAGTTCAGTTATCTATGACAGCGATGGTATTTCTAGAAGCCTATATACTGACAACAATAGGCGTGCTACGCTGGAGGTAGAACTATTGGATGGTGCGTATCCTAAATTTGTACCTAGCGTTCCAACAACATTCACTCAATTGGGCACAAACTGGATCAGCCAGCCAATCAAGAGTAACCTACAGAAGAATGATAGTAGCAGTCTGCACACCATTCAGATTAAGGTTACAAACTTCACAGGAACCATAGAGGCGTTAGTCAGCCTTGAGTACGACAGCATGGGCAATTATTTCCCGGTCAAGTTCGTTAACGACAAGTTCCAAATAGAGTTTGATGGGACCACAGATATACAGGGTTGGAATTTCATTGCAGATGCACGTTGGATTAAAATCCTATACACACCAGCAGCCAATAACACCGGTACAGTTGACAAAGTACTGTACAGAAGTTAAACTAACAAGGCTATGATGGCCTTACAGACTCTCCTTAGAAGTAGATTAAATGGCAGATCCAGTCCCAAAGGCTGGATCAGCTTTAATTGTCCTATGTGTGTGGTCAATGGTCAGAGTAGACCAGATACCAAACACCGTGGCGGCATAATGTACAACGCTGATGGTGGTGTCAGCTATCACTGTTTCAATTGCCAATATAAGACCAGCTGGCAACCAGGTAGACAGCTCAGTTTTAAAATGAGCAAGTTGCTAAGGCAACTGGGCTTTGAAGAATCTGAGGTACAGCGACTTAAATTAGAAATACTCAGTCAGGCAGATGTGGACAGCCTGGTTACTAGAGAACCAGAAACTACATGGACTCCTGATTGGCCTGACTTTGATTTTGGCTTTGATGTAAGGCCGCTCGAGGATCCTGAAAAAATTGACTACCTAAAAGGCAGGCAGATCTTTGATCTTGCTGTCTGGCTCGAGACAGACTATAAGGACCGCGGCTTTGACCGCAGAGTCATATTACCCTACACTTATCAAAACAGATTGGTAGGATACGTTGCTAGGTATGTGGGTGAAATGCCACCTAAGCTAGTTAAATATCATCGCAGAGCCCCTGCGGATTTTGTGTATGGGCTGGACAACCAGAAGGACCAGCGACAGTTTGTTATTGTAAGTGAGGGCGAGTTTGATGCCCTATTGACAGGCGGCTTATCTCTAGGCAGCAATAACCTAAGTGATAGGCAGGCACAATTAATTGAAGATCTTGATATAGAACCCATAGTTATTCCTGATGCAGATAAGTCAGGCAGAGAGTTAGCCGAACGTGCGGCTAACTTCGGTTGGAGTGTTAGCTTCCCGGAATGGGAAGGATGTAAAGACGTCACAGACGCAGTTTTAAAGTATGGTAGGTTGTTTACCATACACAGCATTTTGCAGGCAGCTGAGCACAGCCCAACGAAAATTAGGCTGTTAGCAAGGAGATATTGTCAGTGAGTAATGAAGTAAAAGAGTACCCAGTAGATTTACAGAAGTTGTTTTTGGAATTCCTTATCAGTGATAAGGAGTTGATGGCACGTTGCCAGAACGTGTTAGATAGCACACACTTTGCGAGAAGCCTGCAGGAGGCAGCAGAGTTTGTTAAGAAATATGCCACTGATCACAGCAACGTTCCCACGGCAGCACAGATCAAGGCAGTTACAGGTACAGATCTAACAGATCGTACGGGACAGGTAGAGGGACACAGGGAGTGGTTCCTTGATGAGTTTGAGCAGTTTGCAAGACACAAGGCCTTGGAGAAGGCAATTCTCGCCAGTGCTGATCTCTTGGACAAACAACGTTATGGTGAAGTTGAGCGATTAATCAAGGAGGCAAGTAGTGTTGGTCTACCCAAGAGCTTTGGTACTGACTACTATGCAGATCCCATGGAGCGACTTACCAAACTGAAGAATCAGAACGGTGGTACAAGCACAGGTTGGAAAACAATCGACGACAAACTATATGGTGGCTTTAACAGAGGCGAACTGAACATTTTTGCCGGTGGCTCAGGCGCTGGTAAGAGTTTGTTCCTACAGAACCTTGCACTTAACTGGAGCTTCTTGGGTCTTAACGGTGTTTACTTTAGTCTAGAACTTAGCGAAGGTCTATGTAGTATGCGTATGGACGCCATGCAACTTGGTATGGCTACAAAGGACATCTACAAGAACATTGACGAAGTTGACATGAAGATTCGTATCAAGGGTAAGACTGCTGGTAAGATTCAGATTGTGCAATTGACGGCTGGCGTAACAGTTAACGATCTTAAGAGTTGGTTAAAAGAATTCCAGATCCAACATAACAGAAAGATTGACTTTGTGATCGTTGACTACCTGGACCTTATGATGCCAGCAAGTCAAAAGATCAGTGTAGCTGACTTGTTTATTAAGGATAAGTTAGTGTCTGAAGAACTACGTGCCATGGCAACACAGGGGCAGTATCTATTCTGTACGGCATCACAGTTGAACCGAGGTGCTGTGGAGAGTGTAGAGTTTGATCACAGTCACATTAGTGGTGGTTTAAGTAAGATCCAGACTGCTGACAACGTTATTGGTATTTTCAATAGCGTGACAATGCGCGAGCGTCAGCGTGTACAGCTACAGTTCATGAAGACTCGTTCTAGTAGCGCAGTTGGTACAAAGATTGAACTACAGTTTGACACAACCAGCCTGCGTATTACAGACCTTGACGAGAACAGTACAGATGCACCTACAACGGCAGATGTATTACATGCACAATTGAAGAGGCAAGCAACACAGCAAGGTGGTCAAGATCCACAGAAACCTTGGGAGCGACCAGCAGGCGGCACACATGCATGGGATAAGCCCTTGGCTACATCACAAACGAAAGAGCCCACTGTTCCAGTGGGCACTGTGAATAACAATAACTTTGTTAGGAACCTATTAAAGAAGGCCTAATTATTTGAAAGGTCTCATTGCGGCAGTTGACTTCTGAGTTTCAGGAGCACCTGCCATTTTTACGTCACTAGGACCAGCAGCAGGTTCCTGTTCTGGAGGAACATCTGCAGGTTGCTCAGGAGCAGCAGTCTTATCCTTGGATAGGTCGTTCTTAAGACGTTGGAATAAACTGTTGTCTTGCGCTACGTATGCTAGAACTGTTTCAAGTAGATCCATCAGAGCAGTCATTTGTTGTAGGTTTGGTCTGCGGTTCAT